AAGTGGTCCCATTCGAGAGCCTGCTGACCGTGTTTGACTAAGCAAGTGGCGGCGCGTCGTCGAGGGCCTTCTCAGGGTCTCCACCAAGCCGCCTCACCTCGTCCTTGAGGACCTGTACCTGCCAGTGGTAACCGGCGTTCTTTGCGATTGAAAACGACAGCGCGAGGTGTACGTCACCGTCCGCTGCCTCGATGTAGGGCTGTGAATCAATAACCATAAAAGTCTCCTTTTCCCGAAGGTTTTCCCGAAAGGAGCTACTCTCGACTGGCCTACGTCCCTGTAAGCCGCGTAGATATTGGCTCCGCCTGCTGGGCTCGAACCAGCGACCCACTGATTAACAGCCGTCGGGTCGTGGCTCTAAGAGCTAATACCTGTGCCGAATTCACCCCGAAACCTTCGGGAAAGATCGAAAAGTTTACTACCATTCTATGTGCGTTTGCGGGGTTTGTTCCCGAAAGAAAAAGGCCGCTACGCGGCCTCGGTTCCGAACTCTACGGCGTCGATCACCTCGTCCCAGAACTCGCTGGCTGGGCCTGAGTGCCATGCTAGGCAGATGCACTCTGATCCGTTGAACTGCCACACGCTACCCTCTGGGGCGTCAACCGTGATGACCTTCTCGGTGGCTGTGATCTCCGAGACGTTCCAGTCGATGCTGCCGCCTGCCGCCTCTACCGCCTTAACTGCCTGTGCTTTCGTTGCCATGTCTATCTCCCTATCCAATGACCCCAGTATAGTAAAAGATTACTAACATGTCAACACTTATTTTGTAATTTTTTACCGTGTCGCAGGAATCTCCTGCAGCTTTCGCACGTAGGTCTTTCTCATGGCCGGGGATCGGTGCCCACCCCAGTTGGACTCGTGGTCTGAAATGCCCTTAGCTTTAAGGTCGTGGAAAGTAAACGGCTTATCGACCTTTGCCATGAGACGCCGCCACGCGCTACTGAAGGCGCTTTGGCTGTACCTATAGCAGACGTAGGGGTCAGCCCTAACGTCGCTGAGAACGCTCCTCAAGCGCCCTGACAGCACGCACAGCTCTCCTTCAGACCCTTTTAGCCTGTGGAACTCAAGATGCTGGTCAGATATGTGCTCGACACGTATCGCAAGCACCTCTGAGAGCCTTGCTCGCAGCAGGTAAGCCAGCTCCATCATCTGGGATATAGGTGGGGGCGCCATCCGTAGCACCCTCTCGTACTCGTCATCCGTAACGTATCTCTCTCGGGGAGCCTCCCGGTTGAGCTTCACACCTATACACGGGTTGTCAGGTATCTCGTGGCGCTCCAGAACCCAGTTCCATGCCGACTTCAGCACGGCGATATGGCGGTTAGCCGCCACGGGGCTCGGATACGTGTCCAGATAGCTCCGTATCGAACGCTTATCCACTTGATCAAGCCTGACACTGCCAAACCTATCGTTGCCCACAGGCGCTCCTGTGAGCTTCTCGATGGCGCTGGCATATTCCTTCTGAGACTTGGGAGACAGCTCCCCGAACCTGTCACTATCCTTGTACAGGTCGAGGAGCCACCCAACAGTCTGCCGATCGTCCCCAATCGCCTCCTCGTACGCACGCCAGACCTCCGACATGGGGGCGTCGGGTGGTGCGAGGTTGATTGTTTTGCCCCACTTCGTCTTGCCGTTGACACGGCCTAGATAGGGCTTAAGACGATATCCGTACTTATCAGCTAAAACGTACGGCGGTAGACTTCCTTGCTTTCTGGCCATCGAGATCTTGCTCCAGCATGTCGTGAGTTGTGCGGGGCTTCCCGTCCCCGCCAGTCACAAATCTTATCTGGTTTTCCCGAAGCCAGTCCACAACCTTGCTGACTTGCTTGTATCCGCTGAGCAACTGCAGGTCATCAAAATCAATCACCGCCATAATCCCTCCAAAAGCTGTGCAGCTTCTCTGAGCTGCTCATCTTCTTGAGGGCGGCCTGCTCAATCTGGTGAACACGCTGCTTGGTGACGTCTAGGGCCTCGGCAACCTGCTGCAGGGTGTGCTCCACCATGCCCTCCAGCCCGAAGCGCATCCTGATGACCTTGGCCTCGGTCTCGCTAATCATCGTTGCCACTCTGGGTAGAACGTGACGTGGTAGTCGCGAATATAGGGCACGCCGACGTCACACCTGCCGTTGCCCTTGCCTTCCCAGCAGCCCACGGCAACGTTCAGGTAAAGCTCTCTGGCCTGATAGCCGAGGTTGCAGTCAAAGCGGGTGTCCTCAAAGCTCTGCGTCCACTGCAGGTTCCACGGGTTGGGGTCCATGTGGTAGAACTCGCAGCGACGGTCACCGTTAAGCACGGGCCCGTTGGGCTCCTCGGAGAACCAGCCCCTGAACCTGTAGCCACTGGCCCCTAAGTGCGGCATGTTGTTGATGAACTTGATGATGCCTCCCCTGTCGAACGAATCTGCCGTGAACGAAAACGACGATATAACGCCGCGCCCAATTCGGTAGTTGCGTAGAGACCATGCCGACTCGCTGAACAATCCCAAGTCGGTGCCGTCATCCACAACCGGCGGCGGCGGCTCTGGCGGCGGCGTCACCGTCACGACCTCCTCAGAAATCAGCTCGCAGGTTCCTGCGTCCACGTCGACCTCAATGGTCAGCTCCTCGCCAACAGCACAAGGGGCTGACAGCGCCAGCAGCGCGTAAACTATTACGGTGGCGACCACGGTGCTGATCGCGTAGATGCCGTAGGTGTTAGCCCTACGCCACACCCTAGGTTTTTTACTCATCGTTGCCTCCTGAGTGTAGATGAGATAGATAAAGCGTGACGCCGAGCCCGATCATGGGCAGGGACATCACCGCTATGATTCCAAGCAGCCCAGTGCTCATCCTTCTTTCTCCAAGTCCCACACGCACCTGTTCTTGTCTCTGGAAGCGGGCGCGCTCCTCTTGACCCACAGGTGGCCGTTCTTCTCTGCGTCCTGAAACACCATGGCGGTGACAAAGAACGCGGTGATGACCAGCAGGTGGCCGCCGACGCTACCGATGCCAAAGTAGATGGTGCTGCCAGTCCAGAGGGTGAACACTGCGGTCCACATCACTGACAGGTAGAACATCAGCAGGTACTGCGTGTAGACGTTCGGCATGTGCCTTAGCGGGTTGATCTTGGCGTTAAAGAAGAAGTTGTACAGGTCGTAGATAGCGAAACCTAGCCGCTTCATAACACCTCCTGAAAGTTGTGGGGCCCGAAGGCCCCGGTTGATTAGAACGGCAGATCTTCATCCACTGACGGCTGCGGTACTGCCTGGGCCTGTGGTGCGGCGGCCTTGTCGGGGTCCGGCTCCCATGTGTCCGTCACGGCGACACCCTTGCCGGACTTGGCCACCTTCATATCGATGTTCACCCACTCCTGACCGGGATTGGCTGCCTTGAACTCGCGCATGAACTCCGCGAACATCGGCAGGTTGATAGAGCCCTTGGCGATGACAAAGTCTGGCGCGTTGGGGTGCTTCGGCTTGGGGAAGAAACCCTTGACCAGCATTGATTCTTGATTTGACATAATCACTTCCTTGTCGATTGGATGAATTGTTGTTGATCAGCCGAGAGCCGACCCCATACTGCCGTGCGCTCAAACGAGGACAGCTCTGCGATGGTCTCCTGCAGCAGAACCTCGTCCTTTTGCTCGGTTGCTTCGGCGATGCACTCCGCGACAGAGTCGAGGAAGTCGTTCGCCTGCTTGACCAGCGTCCTGTGATCGTTCTTGAACGCTGTCTTTTGACCCTTGGGTATCGCTGGGTCATTGAAGAGATCGATCTGATCCCTCTCTGAAAGGGTCCCCAGAAACTCTAGGAAGCCCATACTGTCCTGTGCGCCTATATATTCCCGCGCCTTCTCATAGTTACTCGCCTCAGTGACGTTAGTGTCTCCGTGGTATAGCGAGATGCCCACGCCGAACATGGCTATGTTCTTCGTCAGGCAGCGTTGCGCTGCGCTGTTATAGTCGAAGGAGTTCGGACTGCTTAGTGGTTTGTTCCTATGATCTAAAACGGGGAGCTGCATAGAATGAACAGTGTCCCCGACCCTCACGCTAGTGCGTACCAGCATCGTGCCGTCAGGCAGCGTGATGGGCTCGTCGTAGCTGTAGGTCGCGTCTGGATACCGGGTCATCAGAAGATGCCAAGCTATCGACCATTTTAGGTAGCGGAGCCCGCCGTGTTTGACCTCAATGCCGTGCGAGCAGTCCAGCCTGCTCAGCTCTAAGTAACGATTCTCTTTTTCCATCTAGCCTCCTTGCCTCTTGTGTGCGGCGTATGCCTCAAACGTGATCAGGTAGATCATCGTCCAGACCATCGCCTTCCCTGCGTAGTAACCTATCTCGTACTCCATTCACTCTCCTTGCTCTTCTTCCATGATTAACCTGCTCAGATACCACTGCGCCTTCTTCAGATCCTCCAGCGCCTGCCCCTTGAACCTGTGGCGGTGCAGATACTTATGCACGTTGCCTAGCAGGTAATCCTTAACGCCCACGCCTAACTGCTGAGCGATGTAGTCAATGGCCTCGACCTCGCCGACTCGGTAGTGCTGTGGCTTGTTGACCATGTCCCACTCAAAGCTATGATCCG